CTCTAGAACTCAACTTCTTTTCCATTGATTTTCTAGTAGTTAATAAATTACGATAATCATTGTATACATTTCTAGCAGCTGCTTCTTTCTTTTCTCCTGCAGTGATTCTTGTTTTCATAGCTTCAATCACAGCAGCCTGATCTTCCTTATTAGCTTTCAAACTAACCTCAAGAGCTTTAACATTGCGTGTCACTTTAGTAAATAACTTACTTAGTGGTAATGCTTCAGCAGCACTAATTCTACCAAGTTGAGTAGCATTGACTACAAAGTCTTTTACACGATCACGCATTTCCTCTGGCACATCTTCAATTTGTTCTTCCAAGTCATCAAGCTGTGTATTCCGTGCATCTATCCTAGACTGAATAGCTGAATTAGATTGTGTTTCAATCATTGTTGCCAACTTTTTTCTTAAATCAGATTGACCATCTGCACTGCCCTTAAGTCTGTTATAGAAAGCATCTAGTAATGGATCACCACTACCGGTAGCCCCTGTGCTACCACTTGTAGCCCCTGTAGCCCCGGCAGTTCCACTAGCACCAATAGCAGGTGAAGCAGAAGAAGCAGCTCTTTTGTCAGGCATGGTTGGCTGTATCCCCGGAACTGACATACCCTGACCAGCAATAATCATATTCGGATCAGAGATCTGTGGGTTTATTTTCATTAGTTCTGCGACAGTTGTTCCGTGTTTTAAGGCTAAAGCTGACAATGTATCACCGCCCATTATAGTATATTGACCATTTTTTACAGTACCAGGAACAGCACCAGACTGTTGTGTTGTAGGTGTGTTATCAGGTATAGCCTTACCAGTAGCTCTATCTATTGTTTGACCACCTGCTGAAGTAAGCTTTGTCGGATCAAAGTTAGATGGATATTTCTTTTGTTGTTGTTGTGGGATATTGTTGATGTCAAACTTAAATGTTGCCTTCGAATCTCCAGTTGGCGAAATTTTCTTTTTAATAGAGGATTCAGATAAATTACTGGAAGCAAATTTTATAGCTGATGTCAGCTGACTAAAACCGTGATGTCTTTCACCTCTTGCAAAACCGCCCATAATATTATTAATATCCTGTCTAGAGGTATTAAACTGGTCATTACCGCTACCTTTTAAAATATCTGGTAATTTCTTTATATATTGAGGCAAAGAGGCTGAATCAACAAAAGACTCAAAATATTCTTTACCTTTACCGTAGGCATCTACAAAAGCACCTATCTTTTGATTGTGGTTCATTCTATTGAGGTTTATGCTTTTTTGTATAGATGACCTTTGTTCACTTGTTAATTGTTTAGGCATATTACTTAATAATGTTTATTAACTCAATATCAAGGTTTTTGATACTAAAGTTCTTTTTTAATATTTGTTTCAGTTTAGTTTGGGAGTTTATAATCTGAGCTTCTGTAAATTCTCTTGTGGTTTCAACAACTATATTATTCATTTCCATAGTTACTTTAAAATCTCCTGAAATATCAGACTCTTTCTTCATATTAATTGTAGGTTTGTAAATATAATACATACTAAACTTGTAATTGGATTAATAAACCATCGTTTCCATCATTTCCAGTAGTTCCTGCTACACCATCTTCTCCGCCAGAGCCACCTTTTGCACCACCAGAACCAGCTGAGCCACCATCTCCCTTTACAACAGTAATAGTTCCAGTATCTGTTAATTTAGAATAAACAAGTAATGCAACACCGCCATTTCCTCCAGCTCCGCCTCCTGCTCCTCCACCACCACCACTATCATATTGTGTAGCACCACCACCACCATTGCCACCATCTCCGCCATCTCCGCCATCTCCGCCCTTTGTAGTTATAGTTCCAGCATTGATAATTATTCTTGCATAAATTGGTAGTATCCCCCCAGTACTTCCCCCTCCACCTGCCCCACCGCCGCCTCCGCCGCCAGGTCCAGTACCAGAAAAACTATTGCCTGAACCGCCGCCGCCGCCGCCACCAGAGCCACCACTAGCTGCAGAAACTTCTAATTGTGTTAATGTTGGTAAATCATCAAATAATCTTAAACAATGAAAAGAGTTATGAGGTGTATTGAAAATAGTTCCTGAATTTGTCCCAGCTGCAGTTCCAGCACCACCTGGACCATCGTCATAAGTTGGATCTTCTCCATCTCCTCCACGCCCCCCAGCTACACCAGCAACACCATCTTCCCCAGTTATTCCTTTTGTAGAATTAGCACCTACACTAGCTCCAGGACTTCCAGGTTGTCCGTCTGGGTTACCAGATTCTGTTCCTCCCAAGCCACCATCTCCACCTGCTATCCCTACATAGCCACCAAATACTGTACCTGAAGTTAATGCTGCACCTCCTGCACCGCCAACCCCAGCATCAAAAGGATTTCCAGGTTGACCGCCATTTGTACCATTACTACCATCATTACCTGCCTGACTTATAGTTCCGTTGTTTGTTAATGTGTCTTTTACAAAAATTCTATATCCTCCTGATTTTAAAGTGTATGTATTATCTACAGTTAAATTATTATAGTACATATCTCTAGTAATAGTCGTATTAGAAGATATAGTTACATCTCCATCATCCCCATCACCATAAATATCTTGGTTAGAAATTACACTATCATTTACAACTAAATCACCATCAGTTGAATTATATTCTAAATAGTTACCAGCGTCCTTATCTCCAATAAATATCCCGTACTTATCACTAGTTTCACCACCAATACCATTCAAATTACCAACTCTTACTTCCTGAGTTATAGTTGTCCACGGACTTCCAGCGTGAGTTTGAACCTCTAAATACGGAGCATTTGTTTCTCCTGCCGTCATATATATTAAACCATCGCCTGATTGTCTATAATTAACTACAGTAGCACCTTGCAACCAAGCAGGGTTATTATCAGCTGTATAATCACCACCTCTATCACGAGTTACAGTATAAGTTGGAGCAGAGCCAATATTAGTGACCTCTAGCCATTCATCATCAGTACCATCTTTTATTCTTAAAATATCACCTACTGCAAAAGTTGTATTACCATCAATAGTTAGTGTACTAGCATCTAAAGCAGTCATATCAGTTGCCAATACATCACTATCTATTACTGCAAAATTACCACCAACAGAAGAAATAACATCTTTTTGAAAAACTGCTGTTCTTATTATTCCTCTACAAGCTATATTACCGACTTCCAGTAAATCAGGTTCAAGAGTAAATCCTGATCCATTAGTACCAGTAACATAATTAGAACTTCTTACTCTTAAATTAGCTCCATCCATTGTTAGGTAATCGCCACTTGTTTGCCCCAGTCTAATTAAAGTATTTGATTGATCAATCAAAACATCAGAAGTAGCATCTGAAAATCCACTTCGTAACCCTGTACTAGTTAAATACCAAGCACCTACACGACCAGAGGTAGCGTAAATTGATCCATCTTCATAAACAGTAAAAGGAGAAGCAGCCAAAACACCACCAGCCCATATCCTTAAATCATTACCGCCAGTAACTTCTGATGATAAACCAACAGTAGCCGCTGAATCTTGTATTGTGGTTGCAGTGATTGTCCATCCACCAATAGAACCAGATGTAGCAGTAATTGTACCAACAGCTATAATCTCTTGGAATTCAGCTCTACCCTTACCAGTAATTTGCCAACCAGCTGATCCGGATACAAAATTAGCTGAATGTAAAATAGAAGCAGCCGGGATACTATAATCAGTAGAACCACTACTTAATGGTGTATTTGTCTGTACATCACCAGCAGAAGTAATGGGAGTGCCAGTATTAGAAATAGAACTTGTATTATAAATAGCATTCCCCTCTGTTGGGATATTTTTTAATGTTGATAGTTTTGATTCTTTTATTTCAGCCATATTATGATTGATAGTCTGTTATTCCCTCGTTTGTTTCAAAGAATATATCTGCTTCTATAATAGATACACCACTAACTGATTCAATTCTTACTTCAAGTTCAAACGCTTTTATGAAATTGCCATTGCTATCCTTAAAAGCAAACTTCTTGTTATTTTGAGCTCCGTGTGTTGTAAAGCTGAAAGTTCCTAAAGTAGACCAAGCAGCTGCACGATCTGCCTTGTATTTAACAACCACACTATCACCAGAAGCGAGAGTAGATGTTAAAAGCTTGATATCTTGGTATGTTTTACGTCTATATGGTTGATTGTCATCGTGTAATAAACTCTCATAAACAACAGTAGATTGCTGATTTGATGTTGAAATCAAATCTATCCCATATGTTGAGTCATCTTTCCACCCAACATACAGTTTTGTAGGAGAAACCGCTTTAACTGCACCAATAGAGATGTTAGTAGCCTGTGTATTACCTGTGGATATCGGGTAGTCATAATTCAAAACATACGGATAATTCTTCTCTACCTGCCCCCAAGTATACACACCTTGATATAAAGTGGCAGAATCAGTATCACCAGAAGTACCAAAATGTAAGAGTCCGTTAAAAGTAGTAACAGCCCCAGGGTAAACATCAGCATATTCGCCAACACCAATATTAGGAATACGTTTAATTTTGACATATTGTCCGTTTACATATTGATAAATATTACCTCTCGTACCGGCAAAAGCATAAATAGTATCATTTTGGTTGATCAAAGCATTAACTCCACTTTCGTTTATAAATTCAGCACTATTCCAAGTAGAACTCGTTCCATCCCAAGTAAATAAAGCTCCCTCTTCATAATCAGTGACAGAAGTACCCTTAAAACAACCTATATACAAAAAATCACCCCTTACTTCCATTGATTTGATAACCCAACCAATTGGTAGAGTTATTGCACTTGCAACCCAAGTAGCACTGTCATCTAATGTAGATATTGTACGCCCGTGACCAACACAAAGCTTATTCAAAAAAACTTTCATTGGAGCAAAGTTGTGAGCAGAAGTATCGGTTAGCCCCGTTTGATAGTTATCAGTGAATGATGGAGAACCACTCAAAGCACCATACCTACCTAATTGAGTGTCCTGCGTATAATAAAGATAATCATTGAATATCTCCATCCCTTGACCACCTGAATTGGCTACAGTTCTTAACGAAGTCCAACTTGAAGCATTACTATGTATCTTACCATCGTCAGCGTAAGCATAGTAAGTAGTAGCATTTTGTACAATCCATTTCGGTAGTCCTGTAACGTTTGTAGAGCTACTTTTTTCAAGAGCATAATTAGATTGCAACAAATCCGGATTAGAACCAAAATCCAAACCTTGTCCAAAACTAAAAGAACCATCAATACCAATTTTATTACCTGTTGATATTCCACCATACCATTTGTTTAAACGCCAAACTTTTTTAGCCATATTTTTAACTTGTTAGATTCAAAGGAAATGCATTTGGATCTCGCAATCCAACCTCTTGTTTAACCTTTAGCATATCGCCTGAAATAATTGCTGATTCAAATTTAGCTCTTCTATCATTCAAGAACATATCAAGCATAGCACCCGGATCTTTTCTTACTCCTATAGAATAGCCACCATCATATTGCATCCAAAAGTTTTTAGCGGTTGCTTCTTCACCCTTTTGCATATAATAAAGTGCTGTTGGTCTCCAAATAAGTAGTTCGTGATAAGCTTCTGGGATAAGTGGCATTTCTCCAATGGTATATGCTTCTGATCCGGCAGCAATTGTAGTACCAGCGAAGTTTTTCTTTGTATCAATAGTGGTAGTATTAGTAAAGGTGTCTATTTCATACCAATAACCATCAGATGTTATGTTTATAAATCTACCAACCATAGCAGAAGTAAAAGTTGTACCAGATCCAGTAACTGTTGTAGCTCCATTTGCTATAGCAGAAATGTTACCAGTAGTATAATCAGCGGCTGACATCCTCTTTACTATCTTATGATAATATTGAGTAATTGTATTACCAGATGATGATGGTGTTGGATATAAATAGAATTGTCCGTCACTTATATAGCAAAATTGTGGAATATCTGATGTATAACTAGCCCCACGAGCGATTAAATTCCTCCACAAGACCTCATCTTCAATGAAAGTCACAGGATATGCTACGCTTCCAACAGTTACAGTCACAGCATACATCTTTCCATAGTTATATGGAGTATTATAATTTGCCTGACTTGCAACAGTATTTTGAGTGGAAGAAGTCTCTGTTAAATCCAATCTATAAGCTAGTAAGTTTTCTTGAGTCTGGTTGATCCAACTTTTGATAATAGTTAGAGTGTTTGCGTCTGTATCATTACATAAGTTTTGAACTTGTGTATAGATATCTTGGTATGTCATCATAAATTTAAAGTTAATTTACTTATTATAGTTCCTAGTTAACTAGGAACTAGGTATGTAAACTATTTTGCACTCAATGGCATAGTAGTTTTGTGTCTGATAAATACATCTATTGCACCCCAGACAATAGGTAAGATTTCTATTGCTGTATTTAACATAGTTTGTTCCCCGGTACACAATAGACCTATACCAGCTACTATTTTTAATATACCACTCCAAACTGTTTTTGATTTTAACGCCTGTTTAATATATTCCATACGTATTTGATTAATTTCTTAATATGTAAGAGTTAGTTTCTTTTTTCCTACCCATACAATTCGTTTAACTTTTTAATAGTCTTCGGACCACATGAACGTCCGCCCAAAGAATTTAATTCGTTTATACTAGCTACCTTGTGTTTTACCTGCCACTTATACACCGAACGGCACGTAATCGACCCATAATAGCCCGTACAGTCGATATTAGATGGAAACAATCCCTCTGCCTTCAAAATCTTCTGTAACTCCTTTACATCCTCTTTCACGTTGAATGTTGGAGAAAAGTGCATAGTTCTTGTGAATTTCTGCATAGGTTCTGGATCGGGAGTAGGTACTGGAGTTTCCTCACCGTATTTAAAATTCATTATATGAGCTACATAAAAGTTTCTTTTCTCAAAGAAATCTCTACTGATAAGTCTTCTACCTTCTAGCCCGAAAGTCGGTCCCCAACTATCTTCTATTAAAATGTATTGTTTACCTTTATATTTGAATACATCTGTACCAGCTACTGAATGACGGCAAGTAGAGCTACCATTTAGTTTAATATCTTTTTTTACTTCTGGAGTATCAGTCCACTCACCATATTCAAAATAGAACCACAACATAACTGCTTTGCCAGTAGCTTGAATTGTAGAAGCTACTCGGTCAAAATCCTTTTCTGGCAAAACCATTGTACTGCCAGCCTTAAAAACCTTTCTAATATTTTCATTATAATCTTCAACTATTGCTTCATCCATCTGCTTATCATTCATATCTGTACTCGGCACTAAAGTTTCTAGTGTGATACCTTTACGAGCAATGTTTAACACATCCCAACCAGCCATACCGCTATTAGGCTTATTCCAACGTCTCTGATATGGATCAGTGGCTGAGAAGTGAACAAAAATTCCACTCTTTAACCATTCCATTACGCCAAACATCTTTTTAAGGGTTTGAGCAACGCAAGAGCCTGAACCGTCTTGATTATAAATAGGAAACTTACGCCACTTTGTCTTACCTTTTTCTACCCACTTGACTGGAGAAACAGAAGCAACTGCTTCTTCGTGTTTGAAGTCTTGAGCCTTTTCTTCGCCTAGGCGCTCATCTAGGACTGCACCTTTATATGTTTTTTCAGTCATATTATTTTTATTTAACTGGTCCAGACCAAATTCTTTTGACCACTATAGCCATAACGGCTAAATAAATTGGAATTGTAGCACCAACCATTATATCAACTTTCCAACCAATCTCTTTGACATAGTCTCTCAGCTCTCCCATTTCATGATTTTGGACAGAAAGATGACAAGCATTTTCACGTGTTAAACTCCAGTTTAAATCTATTGCTTGTTGATCACAATCTGAGCCACGCATAATTCTGTGATTAATTATTTATTACACTATTCCCAAGTGTTTAGTTAGTGAGTGGTTACCTCCTATATCTGCGAACGATATCATGTCCAAATTATCCATATCTATGACTATGTATGACAGTGATGTGTGTGTGTTATTTGTAACTGGATTAGTACCACCTGTTACTGGCACAAGGACATCATCTACATAAACACTGAATTCTCCTACATTGTTTCTGGTTATCTTGAATTTGTACCATTGGTCTACATTGAAAAATCCTGCATCTGTTGTAGCCAGATCTGCTACTACACCAGCTGTTTCTCTTCTTAATCTAAATCGCTCTGAAGCACCCATCCTGAATATATATCCATTAGCCGAGCCTCCTCTTGGTAAGTTAACCTCATCTTTAATTGAAACATGTAAAGCATTACCATCGCCACCTTTGTATAACCAGTATTCCCATGTTCCATAGGCTGCTTCTGTGTTGTCTATGTCTGCAGCTCCTACAGGCAAATACATGATTGAATTGTTGGTAGTACTTTTAATTACTTTTACCTTCTTGCTTTCTATCTCATTTGTTACTACTTGAAATGTACCAGTGTCTAGTTGCCAATTACTACTAGCTATTTCACCAGAAGTTAAATCAGCTGCACTAGTATCTACTCCCCAGTCTGTTTTATATTGTGCTGCTTTAGCACCCTTATTATAGTCTTCTGATACCCACTTAGCCACCTTAGCATCACTGTATAGTTGTACATCTCCAATTAATCCATCAAAGAATCCTGTCTCTTTACCAATATCTAGGTCGCTGGCTGCAAAGCCTGTGTCTGTTGTTATTACTACTCTTTGCATTAAGCCAGCTGCCAATGAGCTTGAGACTGCTCCATCAACGTATATTGTTGGGCTAGTAAACCCTGTTGCTGTTAAAGTGCCCGATGCTACTTCTATGGTATGAGTACCACCGTCTAGGTCTATAATGTCTTCGGTTATAGTTGTTGGGTTTACCCAAAAAGCTATAGTCTTAATAGTTTGTCCCGTATTCCCTATGTCTATAAAATCATCAACACCATCAAATCTCATAAAATCCCCTAATAATCTAGTTTCTATGGTTGGACCACCAGTTATTGTTCCATCGTTTACTTTGTCTGATAAATCTTTTATTAATCCGTTTTGTGGTGTCATCACCCATGCTCCTACCAAACCTGTAGTATCTAATGCTGGCTTTTGTGGCGTTAATGACTTACCCTGAGATTTAAGTGGATACTTTCCTCCCTCTAACTCTGCGTATATTCCTGCTACCTCTGTGGCTGTTAACACACGATTTACCACTAAGACTGCCCTCATTATCCCATCATAATTGTTTGTAGTTTGTGCAAGAACTCTGCCTAGCTGTAGTGCAGAGTTTGAATCCAAGTCGTTTTGTCTATCCCCAGGATTTGTTTCCGTGGTGTCAACAAGTAGTCCTTGATGATATCCTAACCCTTCTACATCTCTATCTATGGTGAAACATATATGGTTGTCTATTGACGGAGAAATGGTGTTATCAAAGTCAAGTTTATAGGTAGATCCTACCTCCATAAAGAACCTTGGTGTGTTTCCATAAATATCACAAAATATTCCTCCTGGTGAAGCAGCATCTGCATTAGATAATAGGCGGTTATCCAAAGCTCCAGACAAGTCCTTTCTGGTCCTAAACCACATATAAACTGAAATATCGGTAGATGTGCCAAAATCGAAGTCTGCGTGGTTTGCTATTGTGGTATACTGTGTTCCCACTGTGCCATTTACCATCTCGAGTGCATACCCTTTGTGTTCCTTTTTCAGGATAGTCCCTACAGGTGTCCAATTATGTGAATTACCAGAGAAATCATCATAAGTACCTGACCTGAAATCAGAATAGAGCTTTAGTACGCCTTCATTTTTTAATGATTGTATTACGCTCATATTTATATATCGTTAATTTTCTTAAATTCTCTTTGGTATAAGTCTGCTATTTGCAATGCAGTTAAAGCACTACCCCACATTTTTACACCCATCATATCCCCTGCGAACCAATTCCCAGCAGCACCAGTATCGGTCGATCTTGACCCTATGAAGAAATTAGATGAATTAGTGCCTACAGAAGAATCACCTGTAACAGTTGTGTAAGTTCTTTGTATATCAAGAGCACCATCAATATAAAAATCTACAACATCATCAGTTACAACAGCACAAACAAGATGCCAAATACCATCATTTACCGTAGCACTCCCGACTTCCCTTTCTGCTGTAGAGGCATCTGACCTTCCTAAAGAGAGTGTGTTTGACTCAATACCAAAACTAAAAGCAGTATCAATATCAGATGCAGTTTCTTCTCTAAGCTCCATTATAACATCATTTGCCCACCAACTAGCACCTCCTCCTGTACCCCCAGATGTTTTAATCCAAACAGCTATAGTGTAATTATCACTTGCACCTATAGTCTGATAGGCAACATCTACTGTCCCACTATTTGTTAAATACATCAAGTCAGCAGTGCCATCAAAAGTGTACCCCTTGTTGGCAGTTAATTTTGTTGGAGCTGTCGCTCCTGCTGTCCATGTTGCATCATTCCCAGTAGCACTTAAATCAAGAGTCTGTGTATTTGTAATGTCATGCTGCCCCATTCCCATGGGCAAATCCAGAATAGTCTCATTTATATACTCGTAAGTGCTATCATTTGCCAAGTCTGTCACTTCAGCAGCAGTTAATTCAGTAGTCCACATTTTTACATCCTCTATTTTGAACTGTCCGAATGAAGCATCCTGTCCGATTTGGATAGCATCTGCGTTAAAAGCAGTTGCAGTTGTAATAGTCACATGACTTCTAGTTGTTGTGATTGTAGCAGTAGCTACTCCATCTACGTAAAACGTAGGTGAAGTTAAGCCTGTCGCTGTTAAAGTACCAGACCCAGCTTCTATAGAGTGACTTGCACTAAGTTGCATTATATTCTCTGTATCAGTAGCTAGTGTCACCCAGAATGAAATAGACTTCGTATTGTTTATATCCTGAGCATAAGTTACTTCATCATCTACCCCATCCGTTGTTAGACCATTATTTATTACTGGGCTTCCTCCAACAGTAGCACCATTTCTTGCTACCTGATTAGCATTTTCAAAGTCTTCTGCAAACATACAACCCCGACTACGTTCTGCTGGTGTTGAGTTTGTTATAAGTGTCATACTATTTCTTTAATTCCTCCAGTTTAGGTTCTGGAAGTTTATAATCATCTGATTTCTTTAAGCTATCTATTACTGCTATTAGTTCATCATTAGTGTAGAATTCTTTTTCATCTTTTCTGATGTGAGCAATGATTTCTTCGTAAGATTTCTTTTTATCTTTTGGGCAAAAAGATTCAATTTTTGCTTTTAAAGATGTCTTTTTTTCTGGAGATAAAGCCTTTTTGTCGCTTTTAGACGCTTTATAATCTTTTCCCTGTAAATACATAAGTTTATTAATTAGTTATTTTTAATTATTTTAGTAATATTATTAGCCTATACGTTTAATTAATATTTGTGCTGCTACTGGTGTGTCTAGGTTTCCTTCACCCTTCCATTGTGATGTATTGCTATCTGTTCTTCCTTGTAGTGTGATGTAGTCATTAGCTGCTAGATCTGCGATGATAGTCACTGAAATTGAGAAAGCATAACTAGCGTGAGTTGTCTCTGGAGCACCACTACCGACCAACTCAGTAGTGCCATTTTTTATCAGTCTTGTGTAGGTAGTATGAATACTGTTGTCACAGAATCCATTCACCATATAAGATATTTTGTATTTACCTGCTAAGTCTACTGCTACTCTTTCAGGGTTAGTTCCTGTGTCGTGAGTAACATTAACTTTAACCACACTACCACCAGTAAACTCGGTGTCAGTCCACCCAGTACTTTCGATACCAGATAGGTCAGCGGTTCTATAAATGAACCCATAAACAGATTCTTGTACAGAACTCTGTCCATTGATGATTAAATCATCATTTTCTATTCCTGTTTTTGCCATATATTTATGATACTAAAGTAAATTTAATAGTAGCTACCCAATCAATAGTTGTAGCAGCTTTACCAGTTACATCTATGTCAATCTGCTGGTTTTCTGTATCAGCAGTTAGGTTACAATCCCAAGTACCATCACTTTCAATGGTGCTAAGTGAAGTTGTTGAACCTTGCTGTGTTACATCACCACCAGTATTACGATAGAATAAACCAGCTAATTTATATTGTGCTCTGTCTGCACCAGTAGCATTTTCTCTAGCTACTACGTCAACTTCAACACTGTAAACCTCATCTACAGCAACTGGAATAGCTGCTGCTTGAGTAACAGTAGCATCAGTTGTTTGAACTGTAGATGTATACATTGTATGTGTAGCTGTGTTTGCTGAGTTTTCTACTTCAAATAAACCAATAGCCTTTGTTGAGCCACCACCCTTTGGTTCAATGAAAATACTTGCGTCAGCATCATCTCCATCAGCTGAAATTATTGGACCATCGCCAGTAGGAAGGGCTGTGATTTTTAAGTGGTTCACCGCATCATCCTCAGCTTCAAGGGTTAAGGCTCCGGAATAATTACCTGTGGTATTTTCAAGGACTTGTATTGTTCTGTCACTATAAAGTTTTAATGTCGGAACAGCCGACGAAGAACTTGGTCTCATATTTTTAATCTGTTAAATTTATTAAGCGTATCTAACTTTCCAGTGGTACTGAACTGCATTTGTTCCATCAGCTGTGACTGACTTAATACGTATTTTTTTAGCGTTTAACTGGTCAAAATCAAGAGCGAAGTTTGTATCTACAAAACTTGCTCCACCTGTTACGTTTGTTAATAGATCATATCCTGCTGGAGTTACATCAACCCAATCTGGACTAGCTGCATCATCCCAAGTAGCCTCAACAGTAGTTGTTACACCACCACTTATCATACCTTGGATACTTACTAAATTCATTGCACCTAAAACCTTACCATCACTAGATGGGTAATAGTTGGTTGCTGCTGCAACGTTAGTGTCGTCAATTAATTCTTCTTCTGCGTAGTGTTCTGAAACTGGGTCAATCTCTTCTACTCTGTCTGAAGAAGTTGCTGTTGTGAAACTTTGTCCTGCGCTTGGTCTTGCAACATTTGTATATACTACAAAAGTATCACTTGCAGCGAACGTTGCACTTGATACAGTTAATACATCACCACTCATAGTCATAATTGAATCATCACGAGTATAAGTCGCTGTAACTGATCCATCGGTTGCGATTTGAACAACAGTCGCAATATCATCAGCTACAAAAGCTGTAATATCACTTGGTAAACTACTTAAAGTTAGAGTTGTACCAGAAGTATATGCAGTAGTAAAATCTGCATTAGTACCACTTGCTTTACCTATATAACCACTTGTGTCAATAGATGTAGCATCTACGTTGACATCGCCCGTGTTGTCCACAAGCAAACGACCAGTGGTGTCGTCTACCCTTAGGTTTCGCAGTTCTTCACCAGTACTTGTTATAGCACTAGAACCATGTCTCCCATTGGCGTCTATTTTTAATACTTCGTCAGCCATATTTTTATTTACTTAATAAGTTAGCTAAGACTTGTTTAAATCTTCAAATTCTTTTTCTTTTTCCTTAACTGGTTTATCTTCTGATACTTTTGCTACAGGTACATCAACTTTTTTTGTAACCATAGTTATTTTTGCAGTATCTAGTATTTTATCAAATAATTCGTCTCTACCCTGTCCAAGATCAGACGTAGTTCTTTCAATTCCTACCTCTGCCCAAGTTTTAGGATGGAGAATTATATAATCAACTAGATGTTTTGAGCCGTGTTTTGCTAAGTAAGGCTCTAAAGGTATCGTATCCCCAGCAGGGATGGTGTATGGTTTCTTATCCCACCTAAAGGTGAAATCCTCTTTTAGTGGGTTATGAAAACTAACAAATGAATCCATATCATTATGTTTTTTGCAGGGATGAGCTGCTAGATTAGCATCCTATTATCTCTCCCACCGGAGTGAGAGAGATTAACGATTCTAGTCTATAGACAATAGTAATCCGAAATTTTGTGTATCTGCACCAGCTGAAACAGCTCTACCAACTAGTGGTTGAGCATCAGTTGCGTCAGCACCGGCTTCTACTGCACCAGCAGTTCCGTTGCTTACAACAGCGGTTTCACCAACTGCGATTGTGCCTTGACACAATACACCAGCAATACCTCTAGTTTTGATCCATCCAAAACTAGCAGCAGTACCTACATACAAAGCTACTCCAACAGGAGCTCCAGTTTCAGTTGTAGGACTTTGGATAACACCAGCAAAAGGATTAAGTACCATATCAACAGTTGTAGAAGCAGTGATAGCAATTATCAAAGGATCTTCAAGAGTTAATACCAATGTTGCTGAAGCATCAGCAGCAGGATGACTTTTAATCTTTAGTGCGTATCCGTGACCAGGTGTGCTTGAAGTTACTAGGTAACCTTCTGCATACTGATTAGCAGTAGCAGCAGTTGCACCTAAAGTAACAGTAACTTCGGTTGCACCAATAGCGGCAACTGCAGGTGTCATTGATGAATGATTAGCAATTGTGGCAGGAGATTGTAACACATTCCCAGCAACAGTAGCTGATCCACCGAACTTTGCATAACGATATAGATCACCATTCACAGCTTCACCGCAAGTCCCCAATGGAAGGTTCTGTGAAGTACTTTCTGTCCAGATGTCCTGGGGTGATAAGGGTTTAGTTAATTGACTCATAATTTTATATTATGTGATTTAAGGTTTGAAGTATTCAACAGTTAAAAGATTAGGTATTTAAAGGTGTGTCCTGTTTCATCATCACTTGATTCAACAATGAAACTACCAGCTGTTACTGTTGTAACTGCTATATGACCAGTAGGAACAGCTAAGTCCATCAATAAGATGAAACTTCTAGCTGTAACTTTTGCATCAGTAACAGTGTGGGTTGTACCAGATGTCCAGGTTTGAGTAGTTTTTGTATCTAACTTCAAAGCTGGGTTATAATTCTCGTGATTTATACTCATATTCTTTTCCAGTTAACCGATCTTATCTCACTGTGGATTACGACCGGGTTCTAATTTATGATGTAATTCCTTTTAGAACTGCTTGGTGTCTAGGACTCCAGCAAACTAAATTTCCATATAATAGGAATTGTCCTATTTCAGCGTCTTGATTAACAGGTTCTTTTAAGCCAGTCCAAGCACAACCATATACAGGTACTTTATTTTCATAAGCACCGGATTGGATATTGTTGATCTTCATTTCAACTTCTCCGTGTTGTGGATGTTTAAGACCATACCATTTAAGGTAATCTTCATTAAGCATATACATGAAGCCTGATGTACATTTTTCATCAGCAACTACAGGTACACCACGATACATTAGAGCATCAAAGCCAACTTCACCAACTCCAAGAGCTGATTTGTTTTCTGCCATACCCATTGATGTAACTTGTTTATATCCACCAACATCGTAGTTAGCACGGATTTGTGGTTGTACTAGAGATTCGTAGTAAGTCCAAACTGATTCGTCAGTAACGATCAATGTTGGTTTAGCAGTACCAACCTTAGCTGCATTGTATGAAGTAGCCATTGCACTAATAGTCAATGCTCCAACACCAGTTGTTACACTAGATTGTAATGCACTGTAAGAAGAACGAGTTTGAGTACCATAAGTAGCAACGTTAGTTCCATCATCAACAGCAGCACCTAGACCTAAGAAGTCTTTGTTGCTATTTCCAGTACCATCTCCGTAGAATAAACCACCGATACTGTCAGCCATTGACATTTTTGCTGTCTCCATTTCTACCTTTAATAGATCTAAAACTCTTGATTGAGTAGCATTAACAGCTAGATCAAGATTAGATAGAACTACTGATTGGTAGTATTGTCTAGGATCAAAACTAGAAATTATTCTAGTATTAATCTTGCTTGTTGATAAAGGATCAAATCCACTATATGAACCTTGTGCTGAATTCTTCTGATACATCATTGGTCGTTTCAATGCTTCGCCATCCCATCTTTTACCATTTTTAAGTAAACGAGCGGTTAGAACATTGCCGTTAAATGCACCATCAACAACACTAGGTACGATTTTGTCTTGTGTTAAAGACTGTACGTATGAGTCGAATGTCATATTCGTTAGTTAAACATTATTTAAGTCCCTTTTTGCCCTCTTCGATGATGTCATCAAGAGATTGTCCGGGATTATATACTCCGGCTTCCTTTTTAGAAGTAGGAGTTGATTTAAGACCAGAGTCTTTCTTACGCTTTCCAATCTGTTCACCCTTAGTTAGTGCTTCTTTAGATGTTTTGTTAACCTTATCCATAAGAGTTAACGCAGTTGATAGATCGGTAATTTTATATTCAAGAGCAAACTTGATAAGTTCATCCTCTTTAAATTCCTTTCCATCATCCTTTAAAGCATTAAGTTGTTCAGTGACCATATCTTGAGCTTTACTTTCCTCTGATTTTGTTGCCTTTTTATTAGCCTCCAAATCACCAACGATTTGTTCTTTAATTTTATTAGGCATCTCAGCGATATATTTTGTTATATCTTCAAAGCTTTCAAACTCTGGTACTTCAGCTTTCTTCTGACCTTGTGAGTCAGCTATCTGCTGTCGAAGTTCGTCAATTTGAGTTTTAGTTTCAGCCAGTGTTGACTTCAACTCGTTCTTTTCCTTGACCAACTCCTTAAAACGAGAATGCTTATGAAAAGGCTCTTCCTCTTTTTTAACTTCCTCGCCCTCAACTTTAGTTTCATCTGGAGTTTTTTCGTCTTCACTGACGTTCGATTTAACTTCGGCTGGTTTCTTATCTTCAGGTAGCGACTCTGTAGGAGTTTTCTCCTCCTCTGATGTGCTTTCTAGTTTCACATCCGCTTGTATATTTTCAAACATATATTACGTTATAAGGTTACGACCCATTTATGTTAAATTATTTCTTCTTTTTATTGTGTCCACCTTTGTGACTATGACCTTTCGGTTTAGCTGATTTTAAAACTTTCTTTCTCTTTTCATCAGTATTAACCTTTTTAACTACTTTCTTTGTTGGCATATTATTGTGTTACAGGCGGCGTTTCTCCACCACCAGGTAAATTAAGTTGAATTCCTTCTGGTAAAGGTACATTACCAGTTTGTTCTATTTGTGCTTGTTGCTGTTCCTCCATCATTTCAGGGAATAATGCGATAGGATTTGTCTGCCAAATAAATAACTTCATAGCCATTTCTTTAGGGTTGGCATAATCCATACGCTCATAGAAAGATATTGGATCAATCAAACCGGCAGTCATTAGTTGAACAGCTTCTGCTCTGCGAGTATCTTTATCAATACTCATTGCACTACCAGGTTTCACCTTAACCTTTATACTAGCCAACTTGCCAGTTTCCGGATCAATGAAGTTATTCCTATCAAATATAATTGAAGTATTGTCCTCGTCATTAGTATTTACTTCAACTGGTTCAGTTTTGTAAATAAGGTACATATGCAACATAGCAGTGTACCACTCTTGAGCCACACGATCCAATGCACGACTGAATAAATCAATACGACCTAGATCACCAGACTTTAACAACTTAGCCTCACCAAGTGTCTTTTGTCCAGTCTGTTCACCTCTAGTAGTAGAATGAGCTCCAAACATATTATCAATTTCAGACTTACTATCTTGTAGATCGCTGAATACAAACGCTGGTAATTGTTTTGGTGGGATACGATTGACTGCTTCGGCGGCTGATCCACTCTTTATGAACAACTTTTCATTCGGATCACCAGTATATGATTCAAGAGTTTTCTTTTCTATAAAGTCACCACTACCAACAAGTACGCCATTATCATTAGCATTGTCATTGATTTGGTTCTTTCTCTTATTAACACCATCTTGGATACTTTTGCCTTGCTCCATTAAAGATGTATCATCATATACAGTATTACCGATATTAAATACAGTTAATGGAATAAAAGGCATCTTCTTTTCAGGATATAGATTGAACATAGGTTCTCCGGACTCGTTCATATCCCCATAGTCCCAATTAGGATTCTTCATCTTCTTTAGAAGTATGTTGTTGTATTTATATACCACATACTTCGGTGTCCAAAACTCTATATACTTAATAACAGACATTAGATTGTTCTTACCAACACTCGCTTCAATCTTATCTTTTTTGTCCGGGAATAACTCAATTAGTTTTTCTGCTGTTGAATCACACCACTCACCGACAAATCTACTCTCGCTAAACTTTCTAGCGTTCTTATCAAATATCATTTTGTCTGGTTTCTTCCAGGTGGTTTCAATATCATCAATCTCCGGGTTATATTCATACTTCAATATACCAATAAGATATATTGCCCAGTGACGTGATATCATCTCAACATTATATTGCATCCCCTCAGTGTCACACTTATCAGTGGGTACTTCCCACATATTCATTAATAATTGCTTTGTATCCTCTTTCAACTGATCGTCTTTCATACGAATAGTTGGTTCAGGAGTTCTTGAAGTCATTATAGGAATAATGGTTTCAAGCGACATAAACAATCTATTGTCTACTATCTTGGACTGATGCGGTCGCATCTTCTGTTCGTTTAACTGGTTACCTTTCCAGTAAAGCTCGTTCTCACGACCACGCTTGTCCATATCAGCTTTTGTGCCTGATGATTCTTTCACCAAAGCATCTATTGTTTTAATCAATTCATCATCTTTTAAATCTAATTCCAATGATGGACTGGTATCTTCTACACCTTCTTTTGGTTTTTCAAAATGAGGTGTACTTGTTGTATTTATTGGCATAGTATTTTTAAATAAAAAGCACCAGGATTTATTAGGTTCTCTGGTGCTCTATGGCACTCTGGTACTCTAGATTAGCAGTAAACTCTTACACTTACTACACTTAATCGTTATATTGTTCTCTATTATTTTATTAAACTTGAATAGTAATTTATTGCAGACTGGACATTTAGCAGTGTTTCCAATCTGTTGCTGTATCATCTTTGAACTTGATTTCTGCTCCGATATCGGTTGCTTTAACTGTATTATCCTCATTAACATAAAATGATTTCTTGCCTTGTATTGGTTTAACTTTATTAGTAACTACCCCACCAACACCTATTTTCATCATAGCTAACATCCAATACACTGTTGCGTGAGCGAAATGATCAGGTCTATTCTCAACAGTTTTCCATACTGCTCGTGGAACACCGAGAGCTGACTCTTCAATGACTTGATACATATTATCCCAATGAGTGATATATTCCTCTAACCTTGATTCAACCATATTATAGTTTACACCACCATCAACTATCATATCAATAACTTCCTGTATGATTTTATTCCTATCAGAGTAAACCATACCTCTGCGTTCTTTCTTACCCCACTGAACAGTCCCGAGCTGATCCTTGTCTTGCTTGTAAAATGAACAATATACTTCACCCGGATATTTCTTTGCCAATCTTTTTGGCTCTTTTGGATACGGATTAAGATCAATAACCATCTTAGCCTTGTATTTTATCTTCAAATCTTCTATATCTTTCCAGTCTTTTGTCACTCCCATTTCAAATATTCCCTCTTGATTGCCGACTACATAATGCTTTTCAACCCCATTGTCCACACCAATAGCCACATCTAGACGCTTATTATCAGTCAAAACGATATTTGATACGATAACTTCTCTATCTACGACCACGTCTGAGCCCTTATAAGGAAGCCCGAGAACGAAATTGTAGAAGAATTGTGTGTCTTTTGTAGCGTGTGCGAGTAATATATCCTTAGCACTTGTCTTTGGATTCATCAACTGACTGATCCAATACCCTGCTATATCTCTATTATTGTATTTCTTTACCCATTGTCCTCTTCTCCTATCTTCATTAGATATTTCCCCTTTGCATTTAGTACATATAAATATCCCTTTTTCCTTATCAATATTGTCCGGGAACTGCATAAACTGCTTATAACTACAGTGAGAGCAAGTGACAAACCAATGTTTTTGATTAGATAATTTCCAATACTTATCAGCCCCAATCCCTGGTGCTGTCGGGTTTGAAAAATACCATCTTCCTTTGTACTCACTATTCGCCAACCTTGATTCATATTGTTCAATAATAGTTTGATCCGAACGATCTGATTCATCGTGTACGTTTAAATCTGATGTAAGCATAATACCGCGACCAGACTCCATCTTACTATCACCCGACTTGCCGGAATGAGTACCACGATAAAAGATAAATGCTTGTCCTACTTTCTTTTGTTGAATAGTATCTTTATCTTTTACCAACTCTCCAATAACAGGATTGTTAGTTATCAATGGATTGACCTTAGAACTTACAAAGTCTGACACACCATCACCAGTTGGTAGAGTATAAATGATGTTCCAGTTTTTATATTTCGCAGCCCACAATGTTTTTAAAATAGTCAATGTACTCCAACCGATCTGTGAACATTTTATGATCCCCTGGATAGGAGTCATATCTTTCCAGGGTTCAACTAAGAATTTATGATCCGAGAACTCAAGCTTTTTGCCCTGTTCTGTTATCATCCCGTTGTCAGCTACCCACAGTAAGGGATTAGTCTTTTGGACTTTCCTGCTTAGAGCCTTCAAATAATCTTTGTTCACGCCATTTTTCATAGTCTTTTGCTTCTTCTTCATCTAAATTATCCTCAAT